GAGCAGGTGGATCAGGCGTAGTAATTATTCAATACCCAGGACCACAAAGAGCAGGTGGCGGAACAGTTTCATGTGTTTCTTGTAAAACACAACATTTATTTTCAAGTACAGGATTATTCACAACAAAACCTGGACCTTATACATCTTTTGATTATTTAGTAGTGGCCGGCGGTGGAGCTGGTGGCGGTGGTGGACCTGGATCAATAACAGGTGGTGGTGGAGCTGGCGGTTTTAGAACTTCTGTATGTTCTCCAACAGTCCCATCAATATCAATTGGAACAGGAGCTCACGCAATAACTGTGGGAGCTGGTGCAACAGGAGCAAGAGTTGGTGGATCAACAGCCGCTAGTGGATCAGATTCAATTTTTAGTATAATAACATCTGCCGGAGGTGGTGGCGGTGGTGCGAGTCCTAACCCTGGTGGAGCCGGAGGTTCAGGTGGTGGATCTTTTGGAACTGGAGGAGCAGGTAATACACCTCCTGTTAGTCCACCTCAAGGTAATCCAGGAGGAACGGGTCACGACGGAGGACCTGTATCTTTAATATCAGCCGGTGGTGGTGGAGGAGCTGGTGGAGCCGGACAAAGTCCAGGAGCTCCAGGAGCTACTTCAGGAGATGGTGGTGTAGGAGCATCAACAGCGATATTTGGAAGTGCACCACAAGCACCAAGTTATGGAACACCCGGTCCAGCGCCAGGTAGATATTTTGCTGGTGGTGGCGGTGGATCAGTTGAAAATACTAGATCAGCACCTGCAGCCGGTTCTGGTGGAGCAGGCGGTGGAGGAGCTGGAGCCGCTAATGCTAGTGGAACTCCAGGAACAGCAAATACAGGTGGTGGCGGTGGTGGAGGATGTGCTGCAGCACCTGCAGGATTAGGTGGTAATGGTGGGTCTGGAATAGTTGTTTTAAAAGCACCTACTTCAAGTTTACCAGGATCTTTTGCTTTAGCACCAGGATCAAATGTATCGTTTACTTGCGGTAGTAGTACTATTGCTGTATTTACAGTAACAGGGACCTTGACTTTATAGTTGATTGTAATATTAAATTTGATATAAAATACAAATAAGGAGAAACTAAAATGGCACACTTTGCAGAACTTAAACAGAAGACAGATCCAACAGGATTTACAAGTGATTTACATTGGGTTGTAGAAAGAGTAATCGTTGTAGATAATAAACATGTTTCAGCTGATGAGGCTCTTGATGGAGAAAACTGGTGTTCTACATTTTTTGGTGGTGGCACTTGGAAACAAACTTCTTACAACAGTAATTTTAGAAAACAATATGCTGGTAAAGGTTATATTTTCGATCCAGCTAAAAATAAATTTTTAACACAACAACCTTATGCTTCATGGTCGTTAGATGAAAGCGATGACTGGAAAGCTCCAGTAACTTATCCAACTGACACAGCAGACAAACAAATTAGTTGGAATGAAGATGGTCAAAAATGGACCGCAAAAGATATAGAAGGTAATAACAATTATAATTGGGATGCATCAGCTCTAGCTTGGGTGTCCGCATAGGAGGACATTAATGCCGAGTAACAAAGGCGGATCATTAAACGGTGGAATAATTGGTAAATCCAATAAAGCTTCCTTCGGAAAATGTTCTGTTACAGCTGTAACAGCTACAGGAAATTATACTGCGCCTTCTGGTGTAGCAAAAATAGATGTTGCTGTAATTTCAGGTGGTGGCGGTGGTGGTCATTTAAAAAATAATAGTCCAACTCCTACTGTTGGATGTAGAGGTGCTGGTGGTGGCGGTGGTGGTTTATCAACTTTTTCAAATATTCCTGTAAATTATTGTAGTGCTACACCTGTAGTAATTGGTGCTGGAGGAACATCTAATGGTGGTCCTGGTTCTTATCCTTTTCCTACTGGTGGAAACGGAGTAAATTCAGTTTTTGGTTGTTCTAATTCATCTGTTGGTGGAGGTGGTGGCGGAGCTGATGGAAACACTGGTGGTGTACCAGGTGGTTCTGGAGGCGGTGGAGCTGGAGGTCAACCTCCTATGGCCGCTGGATGTGGAACAGCTTGTCAAGGAAATGATGGAGGAACTGGAGAAAACAGTTCACCTCCTGCCGATGGATCTGGTGGTGGAGGAGGAGCCGGCGGAGCTGGAACTAATGCACCCGGAACCTCTGGTGCAGGCGGAGCAGGTGGAAATGGATCAGATATAAGTCCAACTTTCCCTGGAGCTCCAAATTCTGGAATTTTTGCTGGAGGTGGCGGTGGAGCTGGCGACGGTGCAGCTTCAGGTGGATCTGCTGGACCAGGCGGTGGTGGTGCTTTTAGAGCAGCAGGAACTGCAAACACTGGTGGCGGCGGTGGCGGCGGTGGAGCTGGTGGATCAGGAATAGTTTTAGTAAAAGAATTAAGTGCATCACCAGGAATATGGTCGATGCAATCTCAGTTTACAGCTAGAAAAAGAGATGCATGGCCTTCAAACCCAATCGTAAGTCCATTCAATATTAATATGTTAGTAATAGCAGGTGGTGGATCTGCACCATACGGTCAAGGTGGAGGTGGTGGAGCAGGTGGATATAGATTTTGTACAAGTTACGCAATCTCACCAGGAAACACTTTTAAAGTTACTGTTGGAGCAGGGGGAACAACAACCGCTTTCCCTGGTTGTGCCACTCCTGATGCTAACACAACATCAGGATTTGCTAGTTCATTTAACACATGCGCCGCAGGTGGCGGAGTATCGTTTGAGTCAGCTGGTGGTGGTGCTGGTAGAGGTCCTTCCGCAGTAGGTAAAGCTGGAGGTTCTGGAGGTGGTACAGGGGAAAACCCTGGTTCACCTGGAGGTGGTGCTGGTAACACTCCACCTGTAAGTCCTCCTCAAGGAAATCCTGGAGGAGCTTCTGGAAGTCCCGGTGCTAGTGGTGGTGGCGGTGGAGGAGCCGGAGGAGCTGGATCAGCTCCGCCTAATGGATCTGTTGGAGGATCTGGAGGACCTGGATCAAGTGGTTGGCCTGGAGATTGTACAGTTAGAGCTGGTGGTGGCGGAGGAGCTGGAGCAGGCCCTTCTGGAGGAGGTGGCCCTGCAGGACCTGGAGGTGGTGGAGCAGGATTTAGATATCAAAACCCAGGAAGTAGTAACCCTGCAGCAGATCAAGATGGAGATACAAACACTGGAGGTGGTGGTGGCGGTGGTCAAAACATCTCACAACCTGGAGCAACTCCAGGACCATTAAGAGGTGGTAATGGTGGATCAGGGGTTGTAATTTTAACGTACCCAGCATCTACTACAGGTGCACCTTTAATTACAGGGGGCACTAAAACTAGTACGCCATCCTTAATTACACACACCTTTAACTCAACAGACGATTTTGTAGTTCCTTTCTAGTTTACTTATAATAGGATGTGGTGTATAAAAAGCTAGAAATATGAATTTACAAAATTATTGTTGGTGGTTTCAAAACGCTATTCCTGAAAGAATATGTGATGACATAGTTAAATACGGAAAATCTATATCTGATCAAATGGCTGTAACTGGTGGATATGGCAATAAAAAATTAAATCAAAAACAAGTTAAAGATTTAAAGAAAAAAAGAAATTCAAATATTGTTTGGATGAATGATAGGTGGATATATAAAGAAATACAACCATATGTTCATCAAGCAAATAGAGATGCTAATTGGAATTTTCATTGGGATTTTTCAGAAAACTGTCAATTTACAAAATATGAAAAAGGTCAGTTTTATGATTGGCATTGTGATAGTTGGGATAAACCTTACTTT